CAGAAGTAGCTGAACAACCTAAAACGGCTGGTTCAGTAGTAACAAGTGAAAATTTAGCGGATTTTAATGCTGATAAATTAGGTTTAGCTTCCGAATCTAGCCCAACTGCGGCTGAAGTTGATGAAAATCCTTCAGAGCCAGCGGCCCAAGATGGAAAGAATGAACCAAAATTAGCTGATGATGAAGCGACCGGAACAGAAGAAAAGAAGCAAAACCCAAAGTTAGAAAAGCGGTTTTCTGAACTAACCAAGGCACGTAAAGAAGCAGAAGCGCAAGCGGCTGAAGAACGTACCAAAAGGGAAGGTTTAGAAGCCCGTTTAGCGGCATTAGAAAGCGTTAAGGCACCTACCCAGGCACCTGAAAGCAATCAAAAGCCAACGCCGGACAATTTTAAAGATGCTTTTGAATATGCAGAAGCATTAGCAGATTGGTCAGCGGAACAAGCATTAGTAAGACGTGAACAGGAAGTAAAGCAAAAGGAAGTTGAAGCTAAACGTGAAAAGGTTATTTCAACCTGGCAACAAAAGCTTGAAGCGACTAAAGCTGAATTACCTGATTACGAAGATATGGTGGCATCAAGCACCGTGACGGTAAACGACACAGTACGTGATGCGATCCTTGAAAGTGATGTAGGGCCAAGAATCCTATATGAACTAGCAAGTGATGACGAAATGGCTGAAAAGCTATCCACTATGACTACTTCTAGTGCTTTAAAACTTATTGGGAAGCTGGAAGCGCAGTTTGAAAAGACTGAAGCACCAGCGAAAGCGGAAAGAAAATCTGTTGCGGCGAAGTCAAATGCACCTGAACCGATCCGACCATTAAGATCAACCGGTGGCGTAGCTGATGTTGCAATAGATGGTGAAAAACTATCATTTCAACAATGGAAAGCTGGCCGGCTTGCTGGAAAGATTAGATAAGGTTAAACCTAATTTAATTTTTAAGGAAATATCATGTCAAATAATTTATTGACTATTAGCAAGATCACCAACGAAGCGTTGATGGTCCTAGAAAACGAACTTACTTTTACTGGTGAAGTTGACCGTAACTATGATGACCAGTTTGCAGTAGTTGGCGCAAAGATTGGTCAAACCGTGAATGTACGCCGTCCTGGACGTTTCGTAGGTGCCGTAGGACCACAATTGGTAGTTGAAGATTTGAACGAAACTTCTGTACCAGTTACATTGTCAACACAGTTCCAAGTTTCAACTCAATTCACAACACAAGATTTGGCATTAAGCCTTGATATGTTTAGTGACCGTGTATTGAAACCAGCTATTGCTACTATTGCCAACAAAATGGACCGTGATGGTTTGTTGATGGCTAAAAACAATACTGCAAACATCGTTGGTACTGCTGGTACTGCACCAACTGGTTTGATCACTTACCTGACTGCCGCCGCTTATTTGGATTCTGAAGGCGCACCACGTGATGGCCGCCGTTCTGTAATCGTTGAGCCATTCACATCTGCAACTATTGTTGATAGCTTGAAAGGTTTGTTTGTTCCAACATCACAGATTTCTAGCCAATATACAAAAGGCTTGATGGGCCGTGATTCCGGTGGTATGAACTGGCGCATGGATCAGAACGTTGTTTCACAAACGTTCGGTTCTTATGCTTCAGCAACATTGTCATGCAACGTAACAACTGCAACTGGCTTCCTATCAAGTGGTTGGGCTTATTCAAGCAACATTACTATTGGTGCTACTTCTGCGGCCGCTACATTGAACCAAGGCGATACATTCACAATCGCTGGCGTTTATGCAGTTAACCCACAAAACCGTCAGACTTATGGCAATAAACTACGTTCATTCGTAGTTGCTTCCACAACTGCTATTGGTTCCGGTGGTACTGCTACTGTTACTGTTATCCCAGCAGTTATTACTGGTGGTCAGTTCCAAAACGTTAGCGTTACTTCAACTGGTTCACAAACTGTTACACCATTTAACAATACCGGTTTTGTTTCTGCACAAAACATTTTGATGCACAAAAATGCGTTCACATTGGCTTGTGCCGATTTGGAATTGCCTGAAGGTGTTCATTTTGCTGGCCGTGCAAGCGATAAAGAAATTGGTTTGTCAATTCGTGTAGTTCGTCAATACACCATCAACAACGATAGTATTCCTACTCGTTTAGATGTTCTGTATGGCTGGGCACCTTTGTACCCTGAACTTGCTTGCCGTATTGCATCGTAATTAATCGTAGGGGGTAAAACCCCTACTTTTTAAACTAAATTTAAGGAAATAATCATGGCAAATCCAGGCCCAGCAGTAACGATTTCAAACCATCCCATCCAATTAGGAACCAACCAAGCTATTCGTTTGTTGGCTTCTTACCAGGGTGTTAACGTAAACGCAACTGGCGATACCGTTCTTCCAATTTTGGATACCGGTTCTTATTCAGTTTCTAACGTTATTTTCACTAACGCATCAACAAGCTTGACTACTGCATTAGCTGGTGTATTTACTGCACCATCCGCTGGTGGTACAGGCATTGTTGCTAATGCCGCATTATCAGCATTGACCGGTGCAACTGTAGTAAGCCAACGTACTGTTGCTTCTACTGCATCATTAAGCGGTCCAAACCTTTACGTAAACGTTGGTACTGCACAAGGTGCGGCCGCCACTATGGACGTTTTCGTTTATGGTTACGATCTAACATTCCTACCTTAATAGGGAATAGGAAATAGTGAAGAAAGCCACCCCCATGAAGGGTGGTTTTTTTCCTTTTTAAGCTTATAATTAATCATCCTCATTTAAGGAAATTATCATGTCATCTACTACCGTTACACGTGGCAATTCCCACGAAACGTTTTATATCCAGCCTACATTAGCCCCAGTTTCAGTTGCCGCTAATACAACCGCTACACAAACCTTTACCGTTCCTGGCTTGCTAACAACTGATATTGTTAATGTTATTGGTTTACAAGGTTCACAAATTGCCGGTATTGTTACTGCTGAAGCTGATTGTTTAGCTAATAACGTATTGACTATTCAATTTGGTAATTTAACTGGTTCAGGCGTAATTCCTTCTACTGGCGTTTACACAATTGAAGTTATTCGTCTTGAAGGCCCAGCCCCAGTTACGGCGGTGTAATCATGGCCATTACTAACGTATTACGTCCTATTGGCCCTACAACTGCCGTAACAGTTTCGGGAACTTCATCTACTGCGGTCACTATTAGTGCTTCAGGCAACAACCAAATGGACTATTGTGCGTTTTTAAATACTGCTTCTACACCGGTGGCGATTACTATTGCCCCGGTAGTAAACGGTGTAGGTACTGCTGGAGTATCGGCTTTACCTTCCGGAAGCACAAATAACACAATAGTTTTAGGTGTTTCTATGCAAATGCCAATGGTTATTGCGGTGCCGCAAACATTTTCTGTTACCGCAATTGGAACGTCAGGTAGCTTATATATAACGCCAGTTGGCGATCAATCGTAAGGATTTAAAATGTCATCAACCAATCAAGTTGCAAATACTTTAACTGCACAAATTGTTCCCGTACAAGCTTCATTTAATGCGGCTGGAGTATGTACCGGCTTGATTGGCCAAGGTGCAGTATTTTCCCCGCCATTAAGCGGCAATACAGAAAATCCTTCTACTTTATCTTTAGGTGGAAATTTAGTAATGTCATCAACTGCGCCTACTATTGCTTCAGGATTCGGTACTTCACCAACTATTACTGGTGTAAATACTGCGGCATTTAAAGTAGTAATTGGTACAGGCGGTGCGGCTGGTGGAACAATTACTTTACCAGCGGCGGCTAATGGATGGGTAGTTCAAGCTTTTGACGTAACTGCTGGCACAACATTATTTTTGCAACAAACAGGAAGTACAACAACTTCTTTTACCGTAACAAGTTTTAGCATTACTACTGGTTTAGCCGCAAATATGACGGCCGGTGATGTAATCTTGTTTATGGCAATGGCTTATTAATTAAGGGTTACAAATGACCAACCCATCTAATTCTGCGGTACAGAATTTATTACCAGTTCAAGCCTACTTTAATTTAGATGGGTCTTTTAATACATTTATTGGTCAAGGTGTACCGTTTTATGCAACTGCTAATCCAGTTCAATCAGGGTTAACCATTACAAATAGTACGTTAAATAGTTCACCTATTGGTTCAACAAGCCCTTCAACGGGTGTTTTTACTAATATTTCAACTACTACCGGCACAGTTTCAACTACTCCTACCGGAACATTAGATTTAGCAAATAAAGGCTATGTTGATGCAGTAGCCCAAGGATTAAGCTTTAAACAACCAGCCATTGTTAGAACAATTGGCAATATTACTTTGTCAGGATTGCAAACAATTGATGGTGTAACTGTTGCCGCTGGTGATCGTGTATTAGTAATTGCACAAACAAGCACACCTACAAACGGTATTTATCTTGCATCCGCTGGCGCATGGTTACGTGCCCCTGATGCAGATACATATGCTGAATATTTAGCCGCTTATTTGTTTGTTTTACAAGGAACATTGTGGGCCGGTTCTGCTTGGGTATGTACCAATCAACCTGGCGGTACATTAGGTGTAACGCCAATTACCTTTATCCAGTTTTCAAACAATGCTATTTATACCGCTGGAACTGGTTTAACTCTTACAGGATTTACATTTAGCATTACTAATACAGGCGTTTCTGCGGCAACTTATGGTTCTGCTACAACTTCTGCCGTTTTAGCAATAAATGCACAAGGTCAAGTTACTTCTGCATCAAATTCAACAATTACACCAGCCGTAGGATCAATTACTGGTCTTGGAACTGGTGTAGCTACATGGTTAGCAACCCCAACTTCTGCCAATTTAGCGGCCGCAGTTACAGATGAAACCGGTACTGGCGCATTAGTATTTGCCAATGGTCCAACACTTATTGCCCCAGCCCTTGGAACTCCAGCAAGTGGCGTAGTAACCAATTTAACTGGTACTGCAAGTATCAATATCAACGGTTCAGTAGGTGCTACTACCCCTAATACTGGTGCATTTACTACTATATCTACCAGTTCTACTACCAATACAACGCCAGTTTTAAGCTTTAATGCAAGCAATTCAGCATATGCCGCTGGTGCAACAATAGCAAATAGTTATTTACAGTTTTTGATGCAAAATAAATCCGGTACTGCCGGTGCTTCTACAAATTATGTAATTTCTAATGATTTAGGTACAGATAGCACTTATTACGGTGAATTTGGTATGAATTCATCGGCGTTTAGCGCATCTACACCGGCTGATTTCTTTAGTATCAATAATGGCATTTATTTTTCAGGTCATGATGGTGATTTAAGCTTTGGTTCAGGCAATGGTTTTAAAACTTATTTTGCCTGGGGTTCTGTTGGTCAATCTGCCCACGTTATTAATGCTTCAGGTGCAATAGGTTTAAATACAAATTTGGGCACAACACCGGCAAATAGCGGTACAAGCGGATTTGGAACTTCCGGTCAAGTATTAACAAGTCAAGGTTCATCGGCCGCCCCAATTTGGTCAACACCAGCCGCTAACGTTTCATCATTTAGTGCTGGTACAACTGGACTTACACCATCAACCGCTACAACTGGCGCAGTTACATTGGCTGGTACATTAAACGTAGCTAATGGCGGCACAGGAATAACTGCTTTTGGTACTGGCGTTGCAACTGCTTTAGGCCAAAACGTAACTGGTTCGGGAAGTATTGTTTTATCAACTAGCCCAACTTTAGTTACACCAGCATTGGGTACGCCAGCAAGCGGTGTAGTTACAAACTTAACCGGTACTGCTTCTATTAACATTAATGGTACTGTTGGTGCTACAACTGCCACAACAGGCGCATTTACAACTGTTTCAGCAACCGGTGTAATAACTTCAACTGTTGCTACTGGAACTGCACCATTTACTGTTTCAAGCACAACTGCGGTAGCTAATTTATCTATTGGTGGTACTGCGGCAACTGCTACAAATGCTACAAATATTGCAATTACTGACGATACAACAACGGCAACTGCGGTATATCCAACATGGGTAACAACAACTACCGGCAATTTGCCGCAAAAAACTTCTTCTACAAAGTTAACTTTTGTTCCATCTACTGGCACTTTAACCACTACAACATTTAGCGGCGCATTGTCAGGAAACGCATCAACGGCAACTTCTGCAACAACTGCAACCAATTTAGCTGGTGGTGCCGCAAACCAGGTTCCTTATCAAACTGGATCAGGCGCAACTTCTTTTGTTTCCGCACCAGGTACTAACGGATATGTTTTAACCTGGAACGGTACAAATATTGTTTGGGCCGCTGGCGGTACATCACCAATTCCAGCCGGTACTGTAACTAACTTTATTCAAGCCGCCGCACCTACTGGATGGACACAAGTAACTACTTGGAATAACTATGCTTTCCGTGTAGTTAGCGGTACTGGTGGTGGTACTGGCGGTACAGTAGCATTTACAACTGCTTTTGCAAGCCAAACCCCATCCGGTACAGTAAGCACTTCTATTAGTGCAGTAAGCGGTTCTGTTGGTATTTCAGGCGGTTCTGTTGGTTCTTATACCCTTGCTACTGCTGATATTCCAAGCCATACCCATTCAAGCCCTTCTATTAACGTAAGCCTTGGATGCGGCGGCGCAACAATTGTTTCTAATGCGGCTTGCAGTGCTGGAACTGCATTAGTTTCAAACGCTACTGGTGGTGGCGGTTCTCATACCCATAGCTTTACTGCGCCAACTGGATCATTTACATTTAGTAGTGGTACCGCATCAAGTTCATTTAGTGGAACTGCTATTAATTTAGCCGTTCAATATGTTGATAATATTATTGCTTCTAAAAACTAATTATGATGAGCAGTCCTGAAACTCGTGAAAATAGATTAAAAATTTGTAATGACTGTGAATTTTCTAAATTAGGATTTTGCACAAAATGTGGATGTGTTTTACAAATTAAAGTTTCTTTTCAAGTGCAATCTTGTCCAATAAATAAATGGAGTGCTGAATAAAGTGGAAATCAAATCCCAAACAAATTGCCCATTAGATGGATTTAAGCCATGCAGACAATTAGAATGTGCTTGGTTTTTAAAAATCGCTGGAACAGATAACAATACTGGCAAAGAAATTGAAGATTGGGGATGTGCAATAGCTTGGATGCCAATTTTAACTATTGAAAATAGCAATCAACAAAGACATACGGGTGCCGCAGTTGAATCATTTAGAAATGAAATGGTTAAAAATAATGAAGTTAGCCAACGTGTTTTATTAGCGGCGGCTGGAGTAGCACCACAAACACAAACTATGATTTTGGAAGGCTAATATGCGATTAACAATAATTGTTCCCGATAAATCTGTTTATAAAAATGGAATTAGTTATTTTCCATTGATTTGGGAAGGAACACCATCTAACGTTCATGCCCTTCAATGGTTTGATACCAATACTGGCTGGATTGAATTTAACGATGGCACGGTAAATGAAAATATTACTGTTTTGCCGGATTGGGCTAATAATGCAGTTATTGCATGGAACAATACTAATGATAGACCGGAACCGCCTACTCCAACGCCTGAAGAAATACAAAAAGCAAATTTAGAAACTGCACAATTGTTGCTAACAGAATCAGATTTTACGCAATTACCTGATGTAAATTTAACAAATAAAGCAGATTGGGCCACGTATAGAGCAGAAGTTAGGGCTATTGCTAATAATCCACCAACAACGCCATCCGTGTTTCCAACTGCGCCACCGCTGATTTGGGCTTAAAAAATGATTGATTATTCTTGGAATTTTTTAGAATTATTTGCCAACGGCGATAAATTGGTTTCAGTTCGTTATTTGCTTACTGGAACAAGTGACCAAGTAACTGTTGCTTCAGAAGGCCGTCATGAGTTTAGCGAAGGGGTAGTAAACAAACCTTTAGCTGAAATTGTTGAATCTGATTTAGTCCAATGGATTGAAAAAGACACTACTAAAGACGAAATAAACCCTATAAAATTAGCAATACAAGAACAGTTAAAAAACTTAACTAAAGAACAAAAAGTAGATTTTCCTTGGCTTGCTGGCACTTTTACAATTTAAGGATTAAAAAATGGCAAAGCCAATTGATATTATTACTGGTGCCTTAAAAGACATTGGCGCATTAGCCGCTGGTGAAAGCCCTACGCCTGATGCGGCCCAAGATGCCTTGGATATGCTAAACCTACTCGTTGATCAATGGTCAAACGAAAATATGATGGTTTTTAACATTCAAGAAATTATTTGGAACGTTATTCCAGGCCAAGTTCAATACACTATTGGTCCAAACCATACAACTGCTAACTTTATTGGGGCGCAATACACCGGATCAATTACTGGAAATGTATTGACTGTTACCGGAATTACCCAAGGCGCAGTTGTAGTTAATCAATTTTTAAGCGGTTCCGGGATTACAGATGGAACCAAGATTATTTCAACTTTGACCGGTGCTGGCGGTAACGTTAATGAAGTTGGTACATACTTACTTAATATTACTTATGCAAGCCCAGTATCTTCACAATTGCTTCAAGCTTACTATTCAAAGCCATTAAATATCAATTCTGCTTATGTTCGCATTAATACAAGCGGAAGTGGAAGCCCAATTACTAATGGCGGTATTGATTACCCAATAGCTATTTTAGCCCTTGAAAATTACAACTCTATTGGCCTTAAAACGTTAAGTGGACCTTGGCCAAAAGGGCTTTATTTCAACGCTAATGAAGATTCCGGTAATGTTTTCTTGTGGCCAAACCCTTCCCAGGGTGAAGTTCATATGTTTGCTGAAACATTATTTAGAAATTACGATTCTTTGTATGATGATGCTACATTGCCACAAGGTTACACGGCGGCGTTGCGTTGGTGCCTAGGGGAACGTTTATGCCCTATGTATGGCAAAACAGACCCAGCTACAATAGGCATGATTCATTCTTATGCCGCACAAGCTAAAGCTACATTAAAAAGTACCAATATGTCACCTATGCGTGTTTCACGTTATCAGGATGCTTTATTAATGAGTAGGGCTAAAGATGCCGGTTGGATTCTTACCGGCGGTTTTACTAATTAAGGTCAAATATGCCTGATTTTGGATTTGTTGGACCATCATATGAAGCCCCGTCCATCTACCAAGATGCCCAGGAATGTATTAATTTTCGCCCTGAAATTGATCCTTTAAAGCAACCTGGTCAGAATGGTGTAGTTGCGCTATATCCAACCCCAGGGCTTACTACTAAATTAGTTCTTGATACTGGTGAAGTACGTGGTATGCGTACTGTTTCCGGTGGTCAATACATGGTGGCAGTATGTTCTTCTGACGTTTACGTTGTTGATTCAACATTTACTGCTTCCCATATTGGAAGATTAAGCACTAGCACCGGCATTGTAGGAATTACTGACAATGGACTTAACGTTTACATTGTTGACGGTAGTTACCGTTATAGCTGGCGCATTTCTAATCCAGCTTCAGCACAATTTATTGGATATATTAGTGGCACAACATTGTATGTAACAACAATGAAAAAAGGCACTATTACTACTAATCAACAAATATTTGGTGATGGGATTGTTGCTGAAACGATTATTACGGCATTAGGAACCGGAACGGGTGGAGTTGGTACTTACACCCTTAATAACACCCAAACTAAAGCTTCTACAACTTTAAATACTGCGGCCGTTGCGGCAAAAATAACAGGATATATTGCTGGAACTGTTTTAACGGTAACGGCAGTAACTAGCGGAACTCTTTATCCAGGCCAAACTATACAAGGTGTAGGCGTTACCCTTGGAACGATTATTACGGCCCTTGGTGGCTCTGCGGCATTATCCTTTGCCATTACTGCGGCTGGTACTGGTTATGCCGTTGGTGACACGATTACGATTACTGGTGGTATATACAGTCAACAAGCAACTTATACAGTAGCAACTATCGGTGGTAGTGGTGCAGTTACAGGCCTTACAACTGTAAGCAATGGTGTTTATACAGTAGTGCCAGGAACTCCAGCAGTAACAACAACTAGCGGCAATGGAACAGGGTTAACCCTTACATTAACGTTTGGTACTGGTACCGGTGGAACGGGTTCTTATGTTGTTACACCATCACAAACTGTTGGTTCATCCGGTAGCCCAATTACGCTATATGCTTTGAATTTCAGTATTATGCCAACAACTGATGGACCGTTTACGGGTGCTGACGTAGTTGATATTGTTGATAACTATTTTGTTTATAACCGTCCAAATACCCAGCAATGGGGTAGTTCCAATATTCTTTCCCCTATATCTTCAGCATTAGCATTTAGTTCTAAAGATGGCGCACCGGATAACCTAGTTTCAATGATTGTTGATCACCGGGAAGTTTATTTGCTTGGTGAAGTTTCTAGTGAAGTTTGGATTGATAGTGGTTTATTCCCGTTTGCTTTTCAGCGTATTCCTGGAACATCAACTCAACATGGTATTGCGGCTAAATTTTCAGTAGCTAGACTAGGTAATTCTTTTGCTTACGTAAGTCGAAATATTCGTGGCCAAGCCCAAATTATGATGATGAATGGTTATACACCTACCCGTATTAGCACTCATGCCGTAGAAAATACTTTAGTTGATCAATTTATTACAGATGCCAGGGCTTGGACCTATCAGTTAGAAGGCCATGAAGTTTACGTTGTAAGTTTTCCAACCCTTGATTTAACTTGGGCATATGACATAGCTACTGGAATGTGGCATAAATGGCTTTGGGTAGATCAAAATAACGTATTTCATCGTCATCGTGGTAATTGCCATGCAAGTTTTCAAGGTTTAAACCTTGTTGGCGATTGGGAAAATGGTTCACTTTATCAATTAGACCCTAATGCTTATACTGATAGCGGCAATGAAATTCGTAGAGTTCGCCGGGCACCCCATTTAATTAGCGATTATCAACGTCAATATTTTCATGAATTACAAATACATTTTCAGCCTGGCGTTGGTTTGCCTGATGGTTCTGCACCACAAGCTATGTGCAGATGGTCAGATGACGGCGGTTCAACTTGGTCCAATGAACATTGGTCAAGCATTGGCGTACAAGGTGCATATAAAAATCGTGCAATTTGGCGCAGATTAGGTGAATCTAGGGATAGAATATTTGAAGTGGTTGTTACTGACCCTATTAATGCCGTAATTACTGCGGCCAATCTTAAAGCTGAACCAGGGGATAATTGATGGCTAATTCAAGTAATCCAGGTGGAATTTGGGCAAATAGTCAAAATAACCCTTATCCACAATCAGAATTTTTGGATGGTCAAACTAAACGTCCAACTAGGGCTTGGCAACAATTTTTTCTTGGTATATTAAACTTTACTTCAGCTAGTACGGCCACATCCGGTCAAGCTGGTTTAACGATTCCATCTAGTCCAGTTGGATTTATTAACATTACCGTAAATGGTAAACCTTATAAAGTGCCTTACTACAACCCATGAACGTTACCGAACAATTCTTGCAAAATCAGGGAACTTTTGAAATTGATCTTGGAACACAACATCATTTTTCAGATGGTCTTTATGCTAAAGAAATGCACATTCCTAAAGGTTATGCCGCTGGGATGCATAAACACGAATATTCGCACTTTAGCATTTTGTCAAAAGGACGTGTAATTGTTCGTACTGACGAATATAATGTGGACTATACGGCCCCAGCTTGCATTGAAATAAAAGCTGGAATTAACCATACTATTGAAGCATTAGAAGATGCCGTATGGTTTTGTATTCATGCAACTGAAGAAACTGATATTACTAAAATTGATGAGGTTTTGATCGCAAAATGAACAATTTCACCCAAATAGCCGCTGGAATCAATGTATTTCCATTATTACTGGATTTGCAACGCCAGCCATCTTTGTGGAATAAAAACCCTTGCAGATTATCAAAATACGGTCCCCATTCTGAAACTTCAGATATTGTCATCCGCTATAAGGATGAAACTGAAAATTTTAAAACAGGTGATTTTAGTAATTTTAGTGATGAACACGTAGCTGATTGGTATAAATCCGTAGATCATCTTCCTTACGCTAAAAACTTATCTTTTGAACTTATGTCTTTGGTTAATGGTGAAGTTCTAGGTGCAGTATTAATTTATAGAGTTCGTCCTGGTGAAAAGATTTATTCCCATATTGATCAAGGATGGCACGCTAATACGTTTGAAAAATACAATATTTGCCTAGAAAGTAACCCAAAAGCCGCTTTTTGTTATGAAAATGAACGAATGGTTCAAAAAGAAGGTGATTTGCATTGGTTTCGTAATGACATACCCCATTGGGTAATTAATGAAGGCGATACAGATCACATTATTTTATGTATTTGCATTAGACAAGATAGCGGTCATAGAGTTCCTTGGTCCCCTGAAGGCTGGACTATGGATAAACATTTAGAAGGAAGGAAATAATCATGCCATTAGGATGGGTAGCGGCCGCAGTTGTGGCTTCAAGCGCAGTAAGCGCAACAATGGGGGCAAGTGCCGCCGGTAGGGCCGCTGATGCGGCTTCACAATCTGCCGCAAATGGACTTGCATACAATTCGGAAATGTATCAAAACGTTGCTAGTCAAAATGCACCTTATCAAGCGGCCGGGCAAAAAGGATTAGACCTTTACAATGGTTTAGCTAATAGCGGATATTTAACTGCAAACCCTACAATGAATGATTTAACTACTTTGATGCCAAATTATAAGTTTGGTATGGAACAAGGGATGGGCCAATTTAATGCTGGTTTAAATGCTTCCGGTGGCGCAGTTAGTGGCAATGCTATTCAAGGCGGACAACAATTTGCCCAAGATTATGCTGGAAATTCATTATCAAACGCATTTAATATGTATCAAGCCAATCGTTCAAACGTAGTAAGTAACGTAAATTCATTAACCGGTGTTGGTCAAAACGCCAATACAACCGTAGCTAATGCGGCAACTGGTTCTTCAGCTAATGCCGCTAATCTATATGGAACAATTGGTAATGCACAAGCCGCCGGAATTATGGGCCAGGCAAATGCTTATTCAAGCGGTTTAAACAATATCAGTAATATGGCCATGTTATATGGCATGAAGAAAATGGGCTAATTATGGCTGAATTTAATGTAGATTTAACCCCTAAAGGCAGTAATGCTATGTCCCTTGGGGATATGCTAAAGATGAGTTATTACTCGTCCCAAGCTGATATTGCTTCTGCTGAAGCTAAACGGGAAAAAGAAAAGATTAAAGAACTTTTGCCGGTTCAATCTTTTATGTCAAACATTGATAATTATTCTACTGATGGCAAAATTGATCCGGATAAAGCGGCCCCAGCATTAATGGCTATTGCCCCATTAACCGGTCCAGCGCATATTGAAAAATTGCAAACTTTGGCACAAAACCAAACTGCAATTACAGATTCAAGAATGAAGCTTACAAACCAAGAAAGAACTGTATTTGCCCAAGTAGATGGCGCATTAGGTCAAGCTAAAGTAGATGATCCTACGGCTTACATTAATGCTTATAAAGCTATTGCCCAGCAATATCCATACAATCCTAATATTGCTAAATTAGCTGAAGCTAAAATTAGTAACGTTACTTTATCCGGTAATGGCGGTCATTTATGGCAACAAGCATTGCGTTCAAGCAATCAAATGATGAGTTTGCCTGAACAACAAGCCGCTTTTGCACCTAAAGCTGGTACCGCCCAAATTGGTCAACAAACCGTTGGTACTGTTACACAACCTTCTATTGAAGGCCGTGCCCCTACTGTTTCTACAAGCCCATTGGGTGGTGGTCAAGGTCAAGTAACACCTTCTGCACCTGAAACAAAACCAATGCCTAAATTGATTCAAGAAGATACTTCTATGAATTACACCGGGCCAGCTAATCCATTGAACCTTAATAAGTTTCAAGAAGAATCTTATGCTAAAGGTAAAACAAACGTTACTGAAGCTAATATGGCGGTCAAATCAGTTAAAGATTTGCAACAATCAGTACGTAAAGTTGAAGAATATATGGGTTCTGCTACTGGTTCCGGATTGGTACAAAAACTTCAAGCTGGCGGTAAATGGGCTTGGGGTAATCCTGAACTTGATACATTGGTTAAAAACGTTGCCCAGGTGCAAGCCCGTAATGCTTCTATTATGGGGTTGGATAAAACTGATGCTTCCCGTGATCTTAATTCTAAATTGTCCGGTAGTGAAAAAATTGATCCACAAGCCCTTGCTGGAGTTATGCAACAAGTTAAAGCTGAAGCTACTGCCGCTGAACTTTATACTGCTGGCCTTAATAAATTCGTTGAAAAACGTGGTGATGTTAACGGTTATATTCAGCAACAAAAATTCCAAAATAAATGGGCAGAACATTATGACCCACGTATTTTCCAGGTAGATAACGTTGCACAATCTAATTTGCCTGAACCGGAAAAAGAAGCGAAAATTAAAGATATTACTAGCCGTATGAGTAAAGATGATTTTGCTAAATACAAAGAAGATAGGCTAGTTATTCATCGTTTAGCTAAAGGTTTATATCAATAATGGCACAAGCACTCGTAGATGAAGAAATAGACCCCTACGCACGGTATTTAGGCGATCCAATGGGATCGGTAAGTGCCGTTGGTGCGCCTGATATTTACAAATCAATGCCTACACCGGCGTTTGAACCTAGGACCAGTAAAGTAGATTTAACTGGTTTAACACCGGATTTAAAAAAGCGTATTGATGAAGCTTCT